TGGTCCCCGGCACTTCCTCTGCTCCTCCATCCCGGGCACCACCTCTCCTCCGTCATCCCAGGGCTTGACCCTGGGATCCATGCGGCTGGCACTGGGCGAACAGCGAAGGCGCCCCACGACAGAGAAATAGAAGTCCGCGTGCTTGGCCGTGGATCCCAGGGTCAAGCCCTGGGATACGGAGCGTGTGGTTGGCTTTGTTGCCAAACGCACCGGCGATGCAGCTCGCGGCACCACCTCTGCCCCTCCATCCGCAGCACCACTTCTCCTCCGTCCATCCGGCACCGCCGATTTGCAGGCAGGAAAGCGCGTCGCGTCCCCCCGCCCATCGCGCTATCATCAACGATATGGCCACCGATGGCGCGTTTCGCCTGTCGTTCGGCGCAGATGAGGTTGTCTTGCCGGGGCGGTCGCTTCACCATGACGGCGACTTCAGCTCCGGAAACAGGCAGGCAGGTAATGACAGATATCGCGCAGATGCAGGAACAGCGATCGATCGCCCTTCGACAGACCGCCTCGGGTGCGCCGGAGCTCCCGTCCAACCCGTTCTTCGGGGTCGGGCCGATCACCGATGCGACGACCGACGAGGTGGATAGCCGCCTGCGGCGCATCGCCTTCGACGCCTGGATCGAGAAGACCTATCGCAAGTTCGACGATCGGGGCAACGATATCGGCGGCTTCACCACGGCCGAGATTTCCCGCAGCATGCATCGCGGCTATCCGGCCGACAAGATCCTGACCGACATGATGCGGGCGATCCATCGCTATTTCGGCTTCCCCAGGGAGAACCGCATGGCGGTCGGGCTTGGCGGCGGCCATAGCGGCTTCACCGTCTGCATCCAGCACCTGATGAATGCCAACGACGCCGGCCAGCGCCTCTATGTCGATACGCCGCGGCCGGAGAGCGATCCGTCGAGGGCGGCCGGCTTCTTCCGCCAGTCCTGGGCGACGCAGTTGATCGAGATGCAGCGCTTCGCCGAAAAGGGCTGCGAGAGCCGCATTCATTTCGCCGCCTCCGAGGGGGTGATCCCGACGGCGGCCGAACTGTCCAGCCTCGGCGTTTCGATCTTCGTCGGCGTCGGCCACGAGACGACGGGGGCGAATGCCTATACCAGCGGCGAGATCCGCGAACTGCTGACCTGGCTCGACGGCGATCCGGCCAACCGCCATGCGGTGTTCGATGCCACCTCGATGCTCGGCGCCATGCCCTGGGAGCCTGAACTGGTCAGCGCCGTCATGGCGAAATGCTGCCTGTTCATGCCGTTCCAGAAGGCGATCGGCGGCATCTCCGGCTATTTCGTCGCCTCCTTCACGCCGCATGCCCTGGCGCTGATCGAGAAGAACCAGCAGGATCCGGCCTGGGCGATCCCGCGCCAGCTGAAGATCGCCCCGCCGATCGATCCGCGCCAGCCATTTTCGGCCAAGCGCTCCGTCGATGCCGGGCCGTTCTACGATGCCGCGGAAGACCGCATGCTCGGCGGCGTCATCAACACCTACAGCGCGCTCGCCTTTGCCGAGACCACCTTCGGCCTGCTGCAGTCGGAAGCCCGGGTCGGCTCGGTCGTCGATCTCAACCGCCGCTCCGCCGCCAACCGCGCGGTGGTCGACGAATGGGTCAAGTCGCACCCGCTGCTGTCCTTGACCGTCACCGATGCCGAGCGGCGTGGTGCGGCGGTGACGCTGCTGAAGGTCGAGGACGCCGATATCACCGATGCCGGCATCCACGCCCGCATCATCGCCCGCTCCAAGCAGCTGCTCGGTTATGAGGGCATCACCCATCCGAACGGCGAATACGAGCCCGGCCTCGATGCCGCCCACTACGTCAATGCCTTCCCCGGCACGCCGGGCGATTACCGCGCCTGGGTCGGCGGCATCCGCGAGCCCGAAGATGTCGTCGCCCTGTTGGAAAACCTGCAATATGCCTATCTGCGCGCCAAGATCGTCGTGCTCGAGGAAGAACTCGCCAAACACGGCGTGACCTTCGAGGCGCCGGTCAAGGCCGATGGCGCTGTGCGCAAGGACGATCCGACCCGCGCCTACACGGTGCTGATCGCCGATCTGGTGGGCTTACGCTTCGGCGCCGACGGCGAGCCTGATTACAGCGAGGTCAAGGCCTATATCGAGGAAAAGGGCGGCGTCTTCCATCTCGGCCCGCTGGGTGATCGCGAAAGCCTCGAAAAGGACCGCATCCATTTCTTCTATCTGCCGAATCTCAGCACCGAGGCGGAGATCCTGCCGCAGACCGACAAGGGCCAGTACGACGCGCTGATCGCGGCGGCGACCTTCATCCCGAAGGCTTCCGTCTTCCCGCTCGGCGGCGTGCGCATCGGCGCCGGCACCGCCAATATGGGCTCGGCCTCCTGGGGCGGCGGCAACGGCGAGGGCGGCGATGCGCCCCTGATGAACACGCCGGGGATCAACAGCCGCGCGACCGCCCAGATGGTGATGAAGGCGATCCTCAAGGTCGTTCCCGACCTGCCGGTCGACCGGCTGCACCGGATGGTCGCCGGCGGTGATTTCGACACGGGCCGTCAGCTCAGGGATTTCCCGACGGCAAAGCTCGAGGGCCGCAAGCTCGCCGTGCTCGGCTATGGCAATATCGGCCGCGAAGTCGCCAAGCTCGCCAAGGCCTTCGGCATGACGGTGGCGATCTACGCCCGCGCGCATCACAAGCGCTGGATCGAGGCGGAGGGTTTTACCTATGCCGCAAGCCCGGTCGAAGCGGCAAGCGGCGCCGATGTGCTCTCCGTCCATATCGGCCTCGGCCGGCTCGACGCATCGACCGGCGTCTATTCCAATGCCGGCACCGTCGATGCCACGGTGCTCTCCGCCATGAAGGACGGCGCCGTGCTCGTCAATTACGACCGTGGCGAGGTCGTTGATACCGACGCGCTCGACGCGGCCCTGTCGACCGGCAAGATCGCGCATGCGGCGATCGACGCCGACCTCTTCAGGGATGCCGCGACAGGCGCGCTGAGCGGCCCGATGCTGCCCTACCTGCCGCTCGAACAGCGTCACAAGGGCAAGCTCGAGCTTTTGCCGCATGCCGCCGCCGATACCGACCACCCTTCGCGGGTGACCGGCGCCAAGCAGGCGGTCGACCAGATCTTCGACGTCATCCGCTTCAAGTCGGTCGTCAATCTCAAGGGCGACCTGCCGGAGGGTTACGTCTCCGCCGGCAGCCGCACGCCGGCCGGCATCGGCAAGGTGACGAAGCAGGCGGTCGCTGAAGCCGGCGGCAAGGCGGAGCTGCTCGAAGAACTCCGCGAGGTCTCGGAAAAGATCGCCGCCATATCAGGCGCGCTCTCTGCCGTCTCAGATCCGGGCCACCGCGGCCGGATCGTCGAGCGTTACACCGCTCTCCTGGTCGAAAACGTCGACCGGCAGCGCGCGCTCCTCGATGAGCTCGGCCTCTACGGGCCGGCGGAGGGGTGAGACCTATCGACGGCTCGTGGGGCAACGATGGCTCTTGTCATTGACGTCGTGCCGCGAGGCCCCCTCATCCGACCCTTCGGGCCACCTTCTCCCCGCTGGGGAGAAGAGGGAGAGTGGCGCTTCGCCATCCACCCCATTGGATGAAGTGCCTACAAGCAGGCGGGTTCGTTTGCGAGTGTCGGAGCGACTTGCTTCCCCTTCTCCCCAGCGGGGAGAAGGTGGCCCGCAGGGTCGGATGAGGGGGCCTCGCGGCACGACCTAAACATCATCATTCGTTCCGTGACCCGTGCCTGAGGCCGTAGGCCTGAAACGATCCGCAACTGCCGTGGTGCGGATGCTTTGAGGCTAAACTTGTAGCCCCAAACGAAAACAGGCGGCACCAGGCCGCCTGTCCTCACATGCCGGACGAACCGGCCGTTACTTCTGTTCGGGCGCCAGGAACTCTGCGCAATAGGACGGGCCGTTAACGCCCGGAATGTCGGCGACGGTGCGGATGTCGCGGATCGTGTAGTCGGAGCTGGTGGTGATGTCGGCCTGGCAGCGCAGATAGGCGGTGCGGGCGGCGGCGATCTGCTTGCCGCGCTTGCCATCGGCGCCCTCGGCATATTTGGCCGGAATGCGCACGGTCTTGTAGCCGCCGCGCCAGGTATAGATGGTGCTCGCACCTTCCTCGCGATCGCTGATCGGCGGCCCGTAGGCGGCAAAGAAGATGCCGGCCGATTTGCCGACCCAGCGGGCCTCGATCGGATTGCCGGCGGAAGGAATGGTCGTGCATCCGGCAAGCGCAATTGCAAGCCCGGCCGCGGTGATGGTGCGGAGTTTCATCGTGTCGTCCCTGATCTCTGGCGCATTGGCTGCGAAGCCGCCGTCACGGCGGTTTCGCCTGTCCCGCCGAGCCCTTTAGCGCGGAACCCGGCAAAAGAAAATTGCCCCTTTTGCACTTCCGTTCGATTTGCTTCGGGTGTGTCTTTTTGCTGCAGCGGCCCATTCCGGCCCCTGTCATCAACCCGTCAAAAAATCCCTCGGCTTTTTGAAATTTGGCGCTTGTGCAACCAGATAGGCTGTTCTATAGAAGCGCCGCTGGTCACGGAGTGTAGCGCAGTCTGGTAGCGCACCACGTTCGGGACGTGGGGGTCGAGTGTTCGAATCACTCCACTCCGACCAGCTAGAAACCCCGCTTCGGCGGGGTTTTTCGTTTTCGCCGATATTGCTGCTCGGGAAGACACGGCAACGAATACGGCAATGAATGGTCACTTCTTCCTCCCTGCGCGGCCGGTCGTGAACGCTGCACCGACATTTGCCTGGTGATCGGGATGGTGGTGGCCATAGGTCTTTTCCAGCGTCTCAAGCGTCATGCCGAGATAGCCTGACGTCTCCCACTTGTCGGCTGCGGCCTGCATCAGCCAAGTGGCTGCGGTGTGCCTCAGCGTGTGCCTGACGACGCCTTTCGCATCATCGCCCAGCACCTCATCAACAAGGTTCCTGAAGGCGCGCTTCGGATCGGCCGGCTTGCCGTTGTACTCGACGACATATTTGGCGCCCATGCGATGCCAGCGGCGCATGTGTGCGAGCAGGCGCCCCGGCAGGCGAATCGGAGGAGCGCGCTTATTGTCGGCGACTGCCTCACCTTCCCAGGCGCGATAAAAGACGCCGGCGTCGAGGTCGATATACGGTCGCCCCTCTTCTTTAATGAACGAGGCTTGCCATACGCGCGCCGATCGGCTGCCGGTGTAGACGGCGGCCAGCGTGAAGCGGGCGATATGAATGGTCGGACGCCACTTGTTCGGTACTCCCCGGTACTTGCTGCGCTTGCGGTAAGCCGCCCAGATCAGCTTGGCCATCGTCGACCTTTCCAGGTGCTTGACGCGGCCTTTCGCCTTTGGTGGGAGCGTGACGGTCACTGCCTCGCGTGTGACCTTGTCGGCGATCGCCTGACGGCAAGCTGCCCGCAGATCCTCGAGCTCGCGACGGGCGCCGTTTGGCGTTCCGCGCATCTTGACGTACTCGGCGCAGGTCGCGCTCGTGATGTCGTCGAGCGTTTTGTCGCCCCAGTAGGACATGAGGTTTTCAGCACGAGCCGCGAGCTCCTTCGGCCGGGTGGCAACGTCCTTCTTGAGCGATAGGTAGTGAGCCAGCACCTCGGCGATGGCGACTTCCGACGCCGGACGGTTCTTCGATGGTGTCTGCGTTAGGAATTGCCGGCCGATGTGCTCGGCTAACGCCTTTTCAGCTCCGCTACGATCATGCTCACCGCAGCCTGTGCCGAACTGCTTGCCCCCGTCGAGGATGACCCAGACCGCGGCACGGTCTTTGTTGGCTGGGCGAAGCCAGAGGCGGGCAGGTTTGCGGGCGCGCGACATGCTTGTTTCATCTCCTCTATCGCTCGAAGCGTCGTGAAATCCTTCCCGGCAATGCGCATGATGACCAGCCGGCCGCGCGCCGCTTCCTTCCGCAGTCCGCTCACCGTCATCCCGCCGTGCGGAAAGGCTACCGGCACGACATCGGCCAGCCGCATCGGTGCGTCGGGAAGCAGATTATCGTTTGCAGCAGTCGGCATCGTTCCTCCGTGAAGTCGCGGGAAGCTTTGTCTGCATCGCGTCGGGATATGTCCAGAAAATAGACCGGCCGGCGCGCCTCGTGGGTGGGAGAGGGTGGTGATCGCGCCGGCCATCGGTGTTCATGCTGCCCGCCGCCAATGCGGCTCGACGACGGGCAGCTCAGCCGGCCGCCACCGGCTATCTCCGAGGCGCGCCGGGTGGCGCCTCCTCAATCAATTCCCAAAGCTCCCCGCGGCGGTACGTCGTGTATAAGAGCCAATCCATGGTGCCGCGCTCCTCGTTGCAGCGCTTGCATGCCAGGGCAATGTTGTCACGGTTATTGCGGCCGCCGTCGGCGCGCCGCCGCAGGTGCTCGAGTGTCTCAGCATTCGGCGGCTGCTTCCACGGTGGCCGGTCACTGAGAACCATCGGCTGAAGGCAGTAGCAGCAGCGACCGCCCTGCTTCTCGCGTATCTTGATGCGGTTCTGGATGTGGCGGGTCATGATCCACCTGACAGGGGTCGTCGGTTACGCAGTGCTCAGTTGGTCGCCGGCCTGTTGCCTGCGAAATAATCAGCGGAAACGTCCTCACGCATCACGCCAGTCTCGCGCTCGAGGAAGGAAAGTACGGAAGCGGCAAGCCTCTGAATCTGCCGCAGGCTCAACTCTCCATCATCGTCCGCGATCCAACCCGCGTCGAACCGGTCAAGCTCACCGATCGCCATGGCCAACTGAAGGACTGCTAGCTCGGGCGTCGTCGCTTCTGTCCGTGCTGCCCGCTCGCGGGTGGCGTCCATCGACACCATCAAGCTCCGAGCCAACTCCTCTTCATGCATCTCGTCTGCTGCGTGCATCGCGCTGACGAAAGCCTTCGTCTTTCTTACAATCCGTGCTTCGGCTTGGTTAAAAGGTCTCTTAATAAGAGCCCTTGGCAGCAAAGTTCTGTCATCGGTGGCGATGTGGATGGTCATGTGCTTGCTCCTCGTTGCAGGTGGAGTTTAAAAAGTGTATGTCATTAAAAAACACCAACGTCAGCTGATTGTCAATAGAAAATATTGACGTCATCACTTTTTAATGAGATCGCTCAATGACACCCGAACAATGCCGTGCGGCGCGCGCGATGATTGACTGGACGCAGCCGGAACTCGCGGCCAAAGCTGGCGTATCACCTTCGACGCTACGTGACTTTGAAGCAGGCCGGCGCACGCCCATAGCCAACAATCTCGCAGCTATTCAGGTTGCGCTTGAAGCTGCCGGCGTGACTTTCCTCGATGGCAGCTATTCAGGATCGGGCGGCCCTGGCGTCCGCCTCCGGGATCCGGCTTGACAAATTTGTAGGTTGGCGCAAGCAGCTGAAAATACTCAATATTTTCAGTTGACTCCATGCGCCATAACGCTAGCGTGTGCCCTTTCAGGAAGGGTCAGAAATGGCGCAAGCACCCCTAGACACCATCTACACTGCAGACGAAGCCGCCAGCCGCCTCAGGCTAACTAATCGTGCGCTCATCAAGATCGCGAGACAATATGGATATTGCTCTAGATCCGGCCGCGACTACCTATTTTCCGAAGCCGATCTCTTAGCTATATGGCAGGCTCTCAGGGAACCAGCCAAGTCACCGAAGCCGCCACCGGTGAAACCATACATTTCCGACCATAACCTTTATGAAGAACTCCAGAGGCTGACCAGAAAAAAGCGCCCAGCTTCTAAGCGATCGGTGCGCGCATGACCACGGAAACCCGCCTCATGGGAAGAAAGGATGCCGCAACTTACTGCGGCATCGCCGAATCGACGTTCTCGCTCTGGGTCGCGACACACAAGATGCCGCCGGCCATCCCTGGCACTCGCAAGTGGGACAGAAGAGCGATCGACGCCAAGCTTGACGAGATCAGCGGTCTCGGCGTGAATGACAACGAAGATCCATACGAAAAGTGGATGCGAGAGAACTCTGGCGAGACCGATCTGCAGAAATGGCGCCGCGAAAGAGACGAGCGGCGCGGGAAGAAGTAGACACATTGGAGGTTGGTTAGCTCACCCACGGCCTGCTGTTACCGACCATATGGCGGTTGAGCCTTCGGCAATATGATGTGAATCCTGTGGAATTGCCGCCTGTTTAGCGATTAAAGGCCGGCGTTACAATTGACCTCGGCCTGCGTACACAGTTTGCTTTGCCTGCAGTCACGGGAACGACCGCTCTGACAAAGCGAAATGGTCGCCCCGAGACTGCTGGCGCTGCGCCCGCGCGAGGAGGGGATGGCTGCAACCATCCTCTCCTTTCGGTAGCTTACCGTGCTACATGTAATGCTGTTGCGCAACATGCAACATGTCGATATCCACGATTCATGCGGAAAGTTGTCCGCACGCTCGCGCGGCTCTCGCCATAGATGGAGCACCACCATGCCAAGCCTCGCGCAGATCACTGGCTCATTGCATATTCACAACTTCTACATCGAGAAGCTAAAAGCGAACCAGGAACGGCTTTTCGCCAGCGATCCAGAGTTGGCTCAGCTTCTCGACAACGTGGCTGCCGTTTTGTCCGAGCATGCTGCGGAGTTGGCTGAGGATATTGCCGACAGGGAAGACGAAAGCTGAAGAGGCGGGCCGAAGCCCGCCCCATGCTCCGCCGCTAGTTATTCGGCATCGCCTTCGTTACCGTCAGTTGCACATTGCTTGCGTTCAGCGCCGCGCCTGAGTTTTGATATAGGCTGAGCCTGAACGGTCCGGTGACGTCACTGACATAGACAACCCCGCTAACGCGAACCGTCGTGTCATTGGCAGAGCTTCCGCCTTGGCTATCGGTGATGCGCGGCAAATTTACCCCGCCGAAACTGACGATAGCACTGCGCAACCCGGTGCCGTTTTGCGCAAATGTCGCCTGGCCCTCAACACGATACCAGCCTGCTTCTTGGACAAGAACGGCTTCGGTGTTCGACACGAGGCTATGCATCGATGCGCCGTCGAAATCCTCGGCATTGAAGGAAACGATGGTTGACGAGTTGTTGGGGATCGAGACCGCCGCACTATTGTATACCCTGCAAGCCGGATAGGGAAACAACGCCACGTGCTGACCACCAGCAGCGTATCCACCGGACTTACAATTGATCACCTCGTTCATCGGCTGGCCGCCGAAGGTCGTCTCACAACGGAAGCCGTGATACTGGGTCTTGACGGTTTGGTTGTCGTAGGCGGTGCAGCCAATCATCCGATAGCCGCGGGGATAATCCTGATAGGAAGGAGCCGAGCCTGGGATGATCAGGAAGCCGGCAGGCTGCGACGTGCCGCGGCCTGTATTGTCCTTGCCGGTGTCCCATGCGCCACATGCCGTGAAGGTGACATGCAGTGGTAAGCTTGCGGGAACCGGGGTATCTGGATCAACGTCCACAGTCGGGCCGGAACCAACGAAACCAGCCGAACCGGCGCGGTGGACGTTGCAGCCCATGACTTCACCATACCGGTTATAGTTGGCGACCTTGATACCCCAGGTCTCGACATCGCGGACAGTGACGCCCATGACAACGAAGTTGAAATTGCCTTTCGAACCCGTCAGATCGATCCCGACGTCGCCGTCGTACATTTCGCCGCCAATGATACGGAAATGGGAACAACCAAACCCGATCGGCATCATGCGACCGAACGCCTTGCGGTACGATCCACCGACGATGCCGCCAATGTGGTGGATCTTTGGTTCCAAGACTGAGAAATCAGAGCAGCCGCTTAGCCACAGGCCTTGGGCCTGGTCGTCAGCCGGAAGCGAAGCCGATACGTACAGAATGTCATGGACATGTGGCCTAACAACCTGAAAGTCGGTCGCACTGGTGATCACGATACCGGTGCCGATATCAGACCCAAAGGCTTCGCAGTCCTCTAGATAATGCCCAGACCCTCCAGAGATCGAGATGCCAGCCGCGTTGTTGAGAGAGCCGCCGGTTCCGTCGCCATTGCGATCTACCTTGACGCGCTTGAGCGTGATGTTGCTGACAGAAGTCGAGCCAATCGTAACAACACTGGTTGTAGCGTGCGGCGCCAGCTGCTTCGCGGAGATATCCTCGATCCAGCTGCCAGCCGCAAGAGTGATCTTGCCATTGATGCCGTAGATGTGCTCGGGGTCGCCCTTGACGCGATGTGCCGTCGCGATAGCCGCCGTGAATGCTGCCAGGACGTTGGTCGTGCTGTTGACGTACCCAGCCTGGATAAACTGCTCGACATGCACATAGCCATTGAACGGCAGTGCATAAAGTTTCACCCCACCGGCCGTTATGATGTGGTAATCGCTCGCGCCGGAAGCGGCGACGATATAGCTCCACCCCTTCGATGAGACCTGCACGACGGTTGAGCCTGCGACAACCGGGAACGAGCCAGAATAGCTCAAAACAGTATCGGCGGTCAGATCGCCGAAAGCCTTGAAGACGATCGGAATATTGGTGATCGACGCCGCGGCGGCAACCGCAGTGGCTGCAGCGCTCGTGGCGGTCGATGCTGAGGAGGCAGCCGACGCAGCTGCTGCTTCAGCCGCAGCCACGATCGCGGCCGAGACCTGGTCACTGACCAGCCGGAATTCGGTGCCGGAAATGACGCCTAGCACCCGCATGTTGGCCGTCAGGCCGCCGCCCGAGATGTCATTCCCACTGTTGCTCTTGACGGTGAGCGTCGAGCCACCATTGAACGAGACCGTTACCGGCGATCCGGTGTTGGCCTCGAAGATGTTCATCACGATGAGCGCCGATTCGGAGACCGGTATTGTACTCGTTGCCTGGATCGCGTTCGGCGTGCCGGCCCCAGCATCCACAGCGGTGATGAAGCTGTACGGAAGGTCCGCAACCCGCGTCCAGGATCCGGTTCCTGACGCGCCGCTTTTGCGATAGATGCCGTTATAGGCGACAGTCGTATCGCCGATAACCCACGCCATCGAGTTGGCGGCATGGGCCAGATCGGCGAACAGTGCGGCGCGCGTTGTGAAGATCGAGCCGCTGTTGGCGCCAATCGCGCTGATGAACGATTCGAGCCAGAGACCCCAGGAGCGGATCTCCAATTTCTTCGGATTGTGATTGCCGGAAGACGGCACGCCGTCGGTTACGTAGTCGCGCCATGCGATGGCTGCTGTAGGTGCGGGCATAAATTCTCCAAGAAAGAAAAAGGCCCGCGTGAGCGAGCCTGCGAATGGAATGGTGGGGTGGGCTTATCTATTCGGCGTAGCCGACACCGTCGGCGAACAGCGTGCCGTCCTCGTGCGGGATGCCGGGGTCTTCAGGCGCCTCAGAGGGCGCCCGGTCGAGTTCGTCTTCTTGTGTCTCGGGTAGTTTCGGATCCATGCTCTCAACCATTTCTATAATCTCCGCCGGCGCTGTCGTTTTGATATTTTGCCATCGTGGGTACAACCTGCTGAGTCGCAGCGTTGACGATACGAGGGCTTGCCGCGGCCACCGTCTTGCGGCTCACGGACTCGACGAATGGCATCAGATTGCCGTTGTTATCGGCTGACACGCCTACGGTGACGTGCACCCCAGACTGCTGTCCTCCGCCCATCTTCGTACCGCGCGGCAGGACGACCTCGCCTCGCTGCAGAATGGCCGGCACTTCGCCTGGCTGCAGGCCCGCAACACCACCGGTGTGGTATCGCTTTGCTCCTGCAAATGTCGAAGGCGACACGGCGCGTCCGTGGCCATATCCATCCGAACCGGCGACGCCGCCGCTATGCAGGATGCCGGGGATAAGGAATCCGCCGAGGAGACCGCCCTTGCCGACAGCACCACTGAAGGCGCCGCTAAACAGGCTATCAAGTGATGCATCGATCATCTTGTCGACGAGCTTATCCAGCACGCCAGAGAGGGCTTCTGTTGCCGACTTGCCTTGGCGAAGGTCGCTGATGAAGCCGCCGAGCAGATCCTTGCCAACGTTTTGCAGCTCCTGCATAGCCTGCTTGTTCTGAGCGAGTGCGTCCTTTTCGGACTGGATAGCCGTCACCAGTTCAGTGATATGAGCTTTTTGCTCATCGGTGGCGGCCGAGCCTGCCTTTCGCAGCGCGTTGGATACGGCTCGCTGCTGATCGGTTTGGCCCAACGTCTGCTGTTCGAATTCCAGCTGCTCTATGAGCTTTTTGACCGCGTCAGCTTCGCGCTCGGCCGCGGACTTTCTTCCGCCTCCGCCAGCTGACTTTGTCGGCGTCCCGTAGATGTCATCGTGCGTGACGCTGAGATCTCGTGAAGGATTGGCTCCTGGCGTCGGTACTTCGCCGCCGGGGGTGAACTGGTCCTGGCTGTAGATCTTGCCGTTGTCGGAGAAGAGCGGCGAGAGCGCGCCAAGTTTAGGGCCGTTCTTGCCGACGGTGAGGGCGTCGATCGCCTCCTGCCGGAACACGGCAGCCTGACGCGCGGCGCCGGCAATTGTGCCAGCCAACGAGCCGAACGCAGTGGCGAAACCATCGAGCGCTGGGATGCCTGTCTGGCTAATTGCCGCGGCGAGCGAGTCCTGCACCTCCTGCATTGCGGCCGTGTTTTCCTTGCCATCCTTCACGGAAGAGGAAACGGCATTGAAGGCGTTCTGCAGGCGAAGGATCGTTTCATCCTCGGCACCAGCTAAGCGCAGATCCTGGACGAGGGCTGCCATGTCGAGGTTCAAATCCTGGACCTGCTTGCGCGCCACGTCCCATTGCTGGTCCGCGAGCGTGTCGCTGGCCTTGATCAGGTCTCCGCTATTCTTGGCACGGTCGAGCTCGTCGACGTACGCCTTTAGAGCGGGCACTGCGCCGCCCCATTCCGCAGCTACGGCGCGGATCAAGTCGGCTTGCTCTTTGAGCGTGGCTTCCGACTTATCGCCCTCGGTGAGCATTGAGGAGAAATACTGTACCGCCGCACCGCCGAGGCCGATAATCGCGAACGTCGCTAGCGCGACAGGGTTGACCATCTGCGTGAACGCGCCGCCGAGCGTCTGCACCGCGCCGATGACGCCGCCTGACCCCTGAAACACCTGCGCCACCTGGCTACCTTGCTGGGCCATAACGGTGAAGGGCGAAGCGCCGCCGGCAAGCGACGTGGCAATGTCGTTGAGCTGGAAACTGAGATTCTGCACCGCTGCGCGCTGAGCGCCGGCAGACTGCGTAATGCGGCCTGTCGATCGCTCGAAGGTCTTTGCGATGTTGTCGTTGGCCTTCTGGAAGCGTCCCTCGACGCCAGCCATCGACTTGTCGACCGTCTGCTGGAACTTCGCAAGCCGCTTCTCGGCGTCGTTTAGGCGCAGCTCCATCCTGGCATATAGTGTGGCTTCACCCGCCATTGCTGTTCCACTCCTTCACGGCTTTGTTCAGCGCCCGGCGTCGGCGACTTGTGAACCGCTTTTTGAGGCTGCGGTAAGCTGGCCAGAAGAATGGCGACGCGGGCATGTGCTGCGTCCCGAATTCCTGGCCGACGGCGTAGTCGTAAGGGCCGTTCTCTGTCTGGCGGGTGGTCGTCTTGCCGCCGGCGCGAACTACCTGGCCGCCTGTCTCTGTCGGCTCGCTACGGATGGAAGGCTTGAGAAAAACGCCATCCTCAGGGTCGACGGGCGCGATGGATTGGGCGAGCCGCACCCACTCCTCGGCGTCTTTCTCGATAGCTTCCCGCATTGCCTTGCGAACTATCCGCGGGATCTTGGCCAGCCGCCTTCTAAAAGCAGCATTGTCATAATCAGCCATTGGCTGGCGCGCTCTCTGTTTCGGTCGGCGTCGGCTCGGGGTGGCCGTTCAAGAAGGCGTCGAGGATCGAGATCATCAACGGGAAGTTTTCGACGGCAGGCCGCTCCTCGACGTAGGCACGAACGAGACGCAGTGCCTTGGCGGGCTCGGTGCCGCCACCGATGAGGCCCAGCCTGACGATCTCGCGGATGTCGCCCATCGTGGCAACGTGGATACGCGCCGCCTGAAGGAACGTCGCCATCAAGCTGCGGTTCGTATCCTTTTCCCATTCGGACGCGAGCGCCCAAGACAGGCCGAACTTGTAAGTGCCGTCCGCAAAGTCGGCTTCGACGATTGCAAAGGGCTTCGCTGCCGACGGCAGTGATGTGGTTGTGGTCACAGATTCTGTCCTATGGTTATCGCCGACGCTTGCCAGCTTTTGCGGCTGGCCCGAAATTCTCTTCTGCCCAGAACGGGCGCGGCGGCGGATAGAAATTGCGGTGGAGGTTTTCGATGTGCTCAATCACTTCGAGACCAATCCGGCGCCATGTTTCTTCGGCCAGGGGTTCGGCCGTATCTTCGGTGAGGCCTATAGCGGCCAGGTCATCGAAAAAGTCGCAGCCACTTTGGAAGTAGCCGGACCAGGCCTCAACTTCGCCGGCGCGACGAAGGTTTGTTCGTCTCCGGATGGGCATTATGCTCGCCGCCCATAGTCGCGAGTGCGGGACATTCGTGGCGCTTCAGGTGCGTCGATACCATCGAGCGCAAGCTCACGAAGCAAGCGAGCGAAGGCGATACGGGCATTTTGCAGAATGCCAACCTCGGGGCGCTCCTTGGGCTGGCCAAAGCGATCCATGAAAGTCTGGCCGTCTTTGTCGAGAACCTCGCGCGCGCCCTGCGCCTGGTCCCAGGCCTCGGCAGCTAATTGCAGCAGCCTTAGGTGGTGGTCTTCGAGATCGAAATCAGCAAGCACAGAACGCCACCACTTTTGCGTTGCCGGGCGTAGATGTACCGGCGCTTTTGGCGGTTTTGCCATCGTTTTTGTCCGTTTTTCCGGGGTGCAAGTTGGCTGAATGGCTTGCAAAGCAGCGTTTGCGCCCGGTCAGAATATTTTCTCAACCGGGGCATGGCGCATATGCACGACGGGGAGGGACCGGTCACCTGTGCGGCATGCCGAAAGAGATCTGACCCGCCCCTCCCGGCCTATCAGATCGGATAGCCGTCGACGCCGTACCGAACGACCTTGCCGCCGCGCTCGAGGCGCTGCTTGTGTCGGCTGTGGCACGGACCGCATAGGCTGGCTAGGTTCTCCGCATCGAAGAAGAGGGCTTCGTCGCCACGATGTGGAGTGCTATGGTCAGCGACACTTGCTACTGTCACCACGCCCGCTTCGGCACACATGTGACAGAGCGGCTCACGGGCCAGTTGGGCTTGCCTCATTTGGCGCCATAGTGCTGTGCGATACAGCCGGTGGTACAGCTGGGCCTCGGGGCTGCGCTGCGTCATACCGTGATGCCTCGCGCCTTCATCGCCGCTTCTGCCTTTGATTTGACGCGATCGGCCGCATCGTTTCTGCTGGACACGCGGAAGCTGGCACTGGTGTCCGTGTATGCCGGAAATGCCGTCAACGTCACCTCCGCCAAATCGACGTCCTTTATGATCCGCAGGGGCAGACGGTTCTCGCCGTCCCGCCATTCCTCCGACCTCACCCGAAAACCAAACGAACAGCCGCGGATGTCCGTCCGTCGGACACAGCCGATGGCCTCTTGGCCACTAGGCGTCGTAGGATCAGGATTGAGATCGAACCAAAGGCCGGTGGCATCTTCCCTGAGGAAGAGTGTGTTTGCGGTGGTGCGACCAAGGACGCGGCCAGGATCATGATCTAAGATCATCACCACGTCTGGATTTTCCCTAAGAGTCCGCGCGAAACAACCCGGCGCCAGCATCTCTCGGAATTCACCAGCAATAGTCGTCTCGCTGTTGAAACGGGCCGCATAGCCAGAGATTCGCTCAGCCACCCAGGTTCGCCTCCGCGGCGGCGAGCTTCGCCTCACGCCGACCAAGTTCTGACTTGGCGCGCAGTTCCCGCGCAATATCAATAGGCTTCGCATCGGTGTGTTGGGCGGCCTTGCCAGGCAGCTTGACGCTGCGGCCTTGGCTAACTGCCTTCTTTGTTGCGCGCTCAAACATACCCCAAATCCTTTGCTTCCCGAATTACGCGCTGGATCTGGCCGTCGTTTGCCTCACCGAGAAAGCCCAGCGACATCGGGCCGAGCGTTGACCACCGGATATCCAGATCTTCAAACTGGAATCGCAATTCATCGTAGCCAGCTCGGGCCGCAGCCACGCCTTCAAGCGCATGGACGATCGCGGCAACGCGCCGGCCGTACTCCTTGCGGGAAGCTTCGACGACCAATTTATTGGCCTGAATCCGCTGCTCTTCCAGTCTTTGGTTTATGACGGAGAGAGCTTTGTCGATGTCCGCAGCTTCGGCACGAAGTGTTTTCAGTTTATCCAACAAACCGTGCTCCGACTCTTCGCCGGTCCCGGCCTCTCCAAGAAGCTCGGCTACATTTTGGGAATACTGCGCGGGCGGGCGGGTTGCGAGCCTCTCCTCCACGCCGCGTTGTTCGCGCGTGTTTGCGGTTTGCTTGTCGATGAGCAGGCTGCGGCGGTTCTCCAGGTCCTTGTAAACAGGATCTAGCTCGCTGAGCGGCGGCACGCGAAAATTTTCTGTCTTCAATGGAAGATCTCCCTTATGGCATCAGCGAACGCGGCGCCGTTTATGGTGAGTGATTGGCGATGACCAGAGGCCTGCCAATGGTCAGGCAGAGCGCCGACAGCTTGGAAGCGATGGATAGAGCCGACTTCGAAATGAACGGCCAGCTCCGGCCAGGTGGAAACGAACTCGAGCTTGAGGCGCCGAATACCAGTGTCGCCGCCGGCCGCGAGTGCCGCAATAGATGTCAGATATTCAGCCGCGGTGACTTTAACCCTGGCGGGCGCGCCATCGAGATTGGCGCCACCCGGCGTCAAAGCGCCGTAAGTTGCCACAGACCGTGCAGCAAGGTGCAGCGGCGCGTCGGCGGCGTAGGCAACGACCAGATCGACGACGTTGGCAAGCGTGAGCTGTGGCGGGGTGCGCGGCGCGCCGGTGGGGATAGCGCCTGCGTTCTGCAGGCGCTGGGCCATCGAGACAAGACGACCGCGTCGGAAGCCAAGATGGCGCTCGAGTGCCGCGATCGCCGCGGCGAGAGTGGCTGTCTGCATCACGCGGCGATCCACTGCAGCTTATAGCCCTGCTGGGCGTAGACATCGTAATCAGCGCCGGCACGGACCATGAAACGAGTGCCAGCCGTTGCGTTCGGCGTCGGGCCGATAGATACCCACGAGTCAGCTGCGGCGTTGATCCTGAAGATTGCATCGCCGGCGATATCAGATGACTGCGGCGCCGCATTGGTGGATGTGACGCCAGAAGCTGGTGCTTCGCTCCACGAGATCTTGCCGAAGAGCGCTTGAGATGTGTGACGCTGAGATTGCGAGCCGGCGTACCCGCAAACGACATGAAGGCCGGTGAGAGCCATGGGATTTCCTTATTTTGAGAATTGATGGGTGAGAGGGCAAAAGAAAAGCGCCAGCTCCTGAGAGCCAGCGCTTAGCCACCACGCCATGTGGTTCACCGTGCTCGTTCATCCGGAGTCACGGTAAGAAAAGAGCCAGCCACCGGAACTGGAGTGACGGGCAAAGATCGCAGCATTTCTGCCGCCTCATATAGAGACGTTCCGGCGCACCTCTTTAGGGACGATTAAGTTGCAATTTCTTGCAGCTTTCGAATCGCTGCGTTGATTTTCTCTATGCCGCGACGCTCGGCGGTCTTGCCGGAATAGCCAAAAGCCTCACCGATCTGCTGGGCCGTGGCATCTGTTATTGCGGCATCGAGCACCGCTGCGTCCAGGCCAAGAGCCATACGCACCGCGGCGCGTCTCGCGTTCCGGTCCATTTCAATTGCGGCCAGGTGGTCGCCATGATCCTGGCGCGTAGAATTGCCACTCGCCCGCGTCACGCCACCGAGCCAGCCGGCGCCGGTGGCGATCGGCGTATTGTCGTTGGCTGGAAGCAGGAACTTTATCGATTCCTGAGACCGCTTCGGCGGCGCCTCATACCCCTTCGGCTGCCGTGTGCGTTCCACCGGTGTCTTGCTCCTGCCGCGTGCTGTCTGGCCATAGGCAACGAGCTTGCCGCTGCGGAAGACAAGATTGCCAAGCTGCACATCGGATCCAGAAAGCCTGAAGCCCGGTTCGTGGCGCTCAATGACTGTCCATGTCCCGTTGATCTTTGCGGAAACGACCCGGCTGCGCATACCAGGCGAGGCAGCATCGAGCATCTCGTCGATGCCGGGACGCATCTCATGCCGCATGTCGGGATCACCTTCCGGAGCGGCTGCATCAGGATCATTATCGTTTGCAACGATCATGTGTGGCGGCGCCATCAACTGGGCGTACCGGTAGAGCGAGCGCGCGGCTTCAGGATTTTCCAGCCGCGACAGGCGCTCAATTGTAGGCCAGGCTAAAACCGGTTTCGGGTTATGGGGGAGACTGGCGAGCCATGCGCGTCGCTCGGCAAGATCGTGTGCGAATTCATCGGCCTGACGCGGCACGTTATCGTTCGAGGCGACGGGCCGCGCTCTTGATGTCATGATGTAGTTCCTTGGAATAGGGAGGCTTGTTCAGGCCGCTTGCCGCGGCTCTTGCTTGCTGCTGGCCGTCGAGGGCCGATGTCGAAAGGCTGGCGTAAACTGACAATTTTGTCAACGGTGAGAGTGTGGCGGGTGCAAATTGCGAATCTTGCGGATGAGAAATTTTCGTACCACCTCAATAAAATTTCGGCTGTAAACTTGGAACAATGTCCTCGATTCGAAGAGTCATCGCATGGTTTGGGTTATCAGGAGATTCGCATGGTCATTGGTTTTTCTTGCTACCTTGGTAGGCGTTGTGACCCTACGGTCTGCGATAAATGGGGTGCCGTCAGAGCTTGGAGCAGCTGCCAAACTGGTCGCAGGATACCCTGAGTACTTCCTGATCGGAATTCTGGCATTGCTCATATTGCGAGACTTTTCTCCGATCCTCCGTCAGCGCCTCGGTATTCCACTGTCTCTTAGGGAAAACTGGCAGCCACGGTCGCCAGAGCGCTTGTATATCTTAAAGCGATTGATTTTTCCTGTCACATTTGAGCCGCACCAGATCCTTCAAATGAATGCCAGGCCGAATACCAATGCGGTGGACTTCAGCGTTTTCGCGGTCTCTTTAGCTGGCCGAAACAATTCAAGCAGGCCCATTAGCATATCTGGACGGCTCGAGGTTGAACACCGGCCAGAAGTGATACCGCTATTCTTTCATGCAAGGAACCAAAACAGAACAGTAGACGGAATGGCCACTATCAACGGGCATGAGGCTTTTGTCGCTTATGCGTCATTAGTCTCACCACGCGATGGTCAGCTGATCTGCGATAACTCTATATCCGACGCCTTGTTTCTGAGGGATTACGCTCCCTTTGTGCTTGTAGTTGAATACGGTGGCAAGAAGTGGCGTCGGCGGTTCTCGTACAGCCGCATTCGGTCGGAGATTGATCACGAGCGCGACCGCGTCTTGTTCTATGACATGCATAAGCACGTGTGATAGCGGCGCCTAGCCGCGGCTCGCGGGATTTCTGTTCTGCGGGGGTCAAAATTTTTAACATACGCAGCGTGCGGGGGTATTCCCTCATAGGAATACACCCCCGCCGCCGCACTGTTTTGCGGGGGTGCGGAAGTCCTTTTGCGGGGGTTGAAACTAGATCCCCGCAACCGGTTTTATGAAGTCTGCCTCATGCCTACTGGCATCCTTCTTACGCACGATTTCAAGCTCGCCTGCTTCAATCCATGCCGCCAACATTGCTTTTGCCTGATCCTTGTCAATCGCGACGCCGAGTTCGACGAGCAGGTTGCCAGCCCAGTATTTGGCTCGCTGGTCTGCCTTGTAATCAGAAGCGTTAAGCCGAACCTTTAAGCCGGCCAGCGTTTGCTCAGGAACGTTCGCGACCGCAGCCTGTCGCTCCTCGGCCGCCAGATCTGCCAGGACGTCCGCCGACGGCCAGCGCCACGCCTCGACCACTCCGATCTCGTCGCCGGTTTTCACAATGCCCTTGCCGTTGCCCAGCGGCACGGAAACAAAACGGCGCCACTGCGACCGGCCGGAAGCGATCATGTTGACCTTACCGTGATCGAGCCGGAAATAGGCGCGAGGGTCCTCGACGCCAGCTTTCTCCGCTTCGGCGTGAGTCATGACATTGAACACCCGCATACTCCGCACCTTGTCTTTGAATGCGCCGCCGCCTCGGGCGCTGTCCGCGGTGACTTCACCCTGGTTTTTTGCGACGTGATGGACGAGTTCGACGCAGCAGTTGGCCTCGTCGGCAACACGCACCCAAGCCGCAGCAACACGCTGCATGGCACCGTTGTCGTTTTCCTGTGCCTCGTGGGTCGATACAAACGGATCGATGATCACCACATCAATCTCACGCCTACGGATCTCGGAGACGATGTCTTCGACGAACGGCTCCACGATTTTCAAGTCGCGACCTTCCTGGCGGGCAATGACGAAACTCTGGTCGCGGCCGGAATCTGTGAAGAGCCTGCCGCCGATCTGGTCGTTCGTCACATTGAAGTGCTTGGCCGCGCCGTGGAAACGACGGTTGATCTCGTCGACGGGATCTTCGGCATTCACCCACCAGACACGCAGCGGTTTGAACAGGCCGCCTTCTGGATCAAGCAGCGGCCGGCCAGTCACCATTGACAGCGCCTCCGATATGGAGTGCGCCGTCTTGCCACCGCCGCCTGGCCCAACCGATGCGGTCGCGTAGCGTCGGATGTAATGCTTGCCGTAGAGCCAGTCGCGCTCGGGAATTTCGGCAGGATCGCCCAATGAGAAGGGCGTCGCGGCGATCGGCTTGTCTTCGATGATTTCGAATATGCCGCGATGGGTATGGAGTCGGGCGCTGCCGTCGGCCGCGAAATAGATACGCCCGCTCTTGTCGCCGACTTTTGCGCCGTAGATCTCGCCGGACATGATGGAGCCGCCGAACTGCCGTTGCAGGCGTGTCAGACGAGCGGCGAGGTCGGAATGAGCGCCCGGCTTGTTGTCGTTTGCCGCAACAGGTTCTGGCTTTGCGGCCAGTTTTGCCAAACTCTCCGCGATCGGGCCCGGCTTGTATTCTTTCGGCGGAGCGGCGGCGCCGATGTCGCGCCCAATAATCCGCATTGCGATGTCGGCGTCGAGGTCCGGACCTGCGATCTGCGCCATGCTAGGATTGCCGGTCGCAGGATCGAGCCAGAGAAGCATGGAAGTGCCGGCGTCGCAGCCGTCAATTTCATCGACGAGGATTGCCCAGCGGCGCGCTTCGCCCATGTCGGCCGGCCCGCTGTCGCTTGATGGCTGCTCTAGGTTAATGGGGGAGGCGCGCTCGAAATCCACTGCGCCATCTTCGGCTGCGGGCGCAACGACAACGCTTGCCGTAGAATGCCCCCAGTCGGTGAGGCGATCGTAGATCCCGTAGTAGACCGACGCGATGCCGTCGAAGTCGCCAGCTGCAAACAGGTCGGGGATGGCGGTAGGCTTAGGCTTGGCTGCGGTCATAGGCGGTCTCATGCCCCTCTAAAAATGCGGATGCGGCTGCGGTAATCTGGCGGGAAAGTGAAGTTGACGTGGTGGCCGATCTGCCGCCGCCGTTAACGGATGGAAAGAAGGTCCGAAGGCCTTTTTGAGTGTCGACGAGGCGCAAGTTACAAAGTCGCAGGTCGGCGCTGATCTGGATCGAGAAGCGCGCGAGCACGCGGGCGCCGTCTCCGGCAAAGCCGCCGGTGGGTTCGAAATCGATGATTTGCAGGTTGATCTCCTTTCATGGCTAAGCGTCCCGCCGACGGTTGCCGGCAGGGTGTTGGGGTTTGTCTTCGGTGTCTCGTGATCCGGCAAGTTTTTGCCGAAACTGGATTGACTTCTTCGCCGCCGTGTGATCGTTGCGCGCCATCTTACGGCAACGATTGGCAACGATTGAGCGTAAAATGGTGCGTTTAGGCGTCACGGTCGCGCTCAGGAAACCCCGGGGTTCTGGGCTTTTCGACGCAAACGTTGTTGTTCGGGACGTGGGGGTCGAGTGTTCGAATCACTCCACTCCGACCAGCTAGAAACCCCGCTTCGGCGGGGTTTTTCGTTTCCGGGTCGAATGATGATGCGGACCGCTTAAAAAGCGTTTGCTGCCTGCTGTACAAACTCCGCGCTTGCATGCGCATAACACCGTTGGATCTCTCCCGTGGTCGGGATTTCGCGGAGCCAGTGTGCGTGATGGAAAGGCGGAGCTGCCGCGGCAACAGTACTCCACGCTCCAAAAAAACCGGAAAAGGTCCACCCGCCTCCGGAGATTCATTTTGATAAAGAAAGCCCCGCGAAAAGCGGGGATTAAGAAAGGGGGTGTTTCCTTAGGCATTGCGCGTCTAGGCGCTGTGCAGTTACTTTACACAGATCAATATTTATTGCAATGAGTAATACTATCGTGAATGCTAGTCTGGCGGCTATATAGAGATGAGTAGCCGCAAAATTGTAGGTTTATTCTCCAAGGGCAGATTATCTACAACTCGAGACTGATATGTATTCGGTGGGTCGTCCGACGAGATTTACCCCCCCCGTCTCCTGTGCGGCAGGCGGGCAACCAAAAACTGGTCGCCTCGTTTTTTCTGGCTCTCGCACGTCCGGCTGCCGGCAAGTTGATTCGCCCAGCGACGATAACATGTGAGATAGTCACCTCAACCGGAACGAGTCCCGACGTCGCTCGTTGAGTCGCGTGTTTCCGCGTTGGGGGGCTGCATCATGAGCAGGCGGCGAAGCTTCAAGCCGGTGAAGATCACCATCAATGGCAAGACCAGAACCGTCTACAACGTCGTTCAGGCCGGCAATATGCTGCTGAGCGACTGGCCGGAGCAGACGCCGGCGGCCAAGGCTGCCGAGCTTCTCGTGCTCGACGTCTTCAACGATGCCGCCGGGCCAGAGCAGGTGCGCCGCGCCTTCATAACGGCGGCCAAGGCGAGCGACATCAAGTTCAGTTCCTGACCGGCGGTCCCGGGAAAGCCTTCGCTCACTTCCATGAAGTCTGCTCCTGATTGCTGAGATCCTGGTGCTTCAGCTGCGGCTCCATCCAGGCGGCCGAGGCGATTGCTGCGAGGAAGCCGAAGGCGAGGCAGGTGAGGGCCTGGATTGGCCAGGAGGTGAAGGTAACGGGCACCGGGGTAATGGGCCGCTCGGCGCAGCGACCGGGCGGGCAGCGGCAGCCGGAAAAGGCCTCGATGATGCAATCGGCGGACATCTTTGCTTCTCCCTCAGGCATAAAGCTGATCGCGGTCGGTGATGCCCATGATCTCGCGGGCATAGCGGTAATGCGCCGCCACACTGGCCGTGGCGCCGCGCAGCCAGGACGGGCCGCGGCAGAGATGTTCGGGGCGGCGGAGATAGGCAAAGCCGAGGGCGCCCATGCGCTGGGCCTCGTTGGCCATATAGGCGGTACAGTCGTCGAGCCGGCGGGCGGCATTCCAGCGGGCGTCCCTTAGGCTCTGCTCGGTCTCGATCTTGCGGAAATGCTGCATCGCTTCGCCCTCTCTCGCGCCGGCTGATCGGCATACGAGAGAAAGGTATATATAATACCTCATTGCGTCAATCGTATGAGATATAAAAAATACCTTGGAGATTGACGAGGTACGAATCGTAGGCGTATGGGTGAGCGCAGTGATTGGGCGACCGGGTGCAACTCCCGAGCTGACGAAGCCCAGCGGCGCGGGAAGCGAAAGTCCTTAAGTGCGCTGTCAGAAAATCAGGACGAGGGCGAAGCGAATGGCCCCTCTGGCACGTGTCCCATCCCGGCTCCGGCCTTCAGGACATGGCCAATGCTCTCCCGGCTTCATGGGCTTTGCTCATGGGGTAGGGGGAAGCTTTGGCCGGAACCCTCCCTCACCAGCCTTCAGGAACGGGAAAGAGATGGAAGAGAGAAGGAGTGAAAGAGATGAGGATACCACGGGCGCGCGGGCGGCATGTCCGCTCGGCTGCATCGCAATCTTCAGATTTGCTCCCGGGCGCTCAACCTCCCGTTTCCCGAGGCAGCTTCGCAAGGCGTCGAACGGGTTTGCGCGCGATGACTGGAGTGCCGGCCGAGGCCCTCGATTTTCGAGGCGAAGCTCGGCTCGATGCGGCACCGCCCGCGCAGCGCCGAAAGCGATGATCGACATGGCGAGCGTGGCGATATGGAGCCGATTCCGCCGGCGCGTGAGGATGGGCGGATCATCTTGATTCTTTTTCGGAAGAGCTTGGCGTTCTGCTGGAGCGGTGAGGTCTATGTCTTTGTCTAAATTCGTGTTTTAGAAAAAATGCAGGACTCTCACATCTCGATCACCGAGCGGCGGACGCGGCCGACGACAGTGACGGCGCCCTGGAATTGTGGCGGCGGCACCTCCTCGTAGGAGGCGGGCTGAAAGGGCGGATTGTCGTTCGGGCGGTAGCGCTTGTAGGTCGCGGCCCCGGTCTCGTCGGCAACGACATAGAGCGCGTTCGGCGCCAGGCGCTTGTCGCGGCGGTTGACGAAAATGATCGAGCCCGGCGGCGAGATCTTGTTCATCGAATTGCCTTCGACCTCGAGGGCGATCCAGTCGCCGTCCGGCAGATCGAGCGCGGCGACAGTCGGAAATTCCGAGAAGTCGGTGATCGGCGCCTGCTCGGTCAGCTGGCCGGCGCTGACCCAGGAGATCTTCGGCACGTCGGCGACCGAGACCGGCCGCTCCTCCGGATCGAGCGCGTCGCCGGTTCCGAACTGCAGCCAGTTGAGATTGACCTTGAACGCCTTGGCATATTTCTTCGCGTCGGCGATGCCGAAGCCGTTCCGGCCCGACTCATGCGCCTTGTAGACATTGGCGTTCCAGCCGAAACGATCGACGATCGCCTTCGGCCCGGCAAAGCCCGCGTTCTTCCTGGCCATGACCAGACGCCTTGCGCGTTCTTCGCGCTCAAATTGTTCCTGATCTTTCAACATGATATAAATTATACCCTAAAAAAAGGTACATGTAATGCCCTAAATCGCTTGACGTGCGAGGTATTTTATATACCCTTATCGCCATGGCAAACACCGATTTCAACAACAGGCCCAGACTTTCCGGCTTCGCCAATGATCTGGGCATTCGCAAGATTTCGCACGCGCGGCGCATCCAGCGCCCGGGCGTCCGCTACACCGGCTGCCCGAACTGCGGCAGGGCGCTGTCGATCGCCGAGGTGATCGAGCGCCACTGCGAAGATTGCGGCCGGCAGACCAACCCCGAGGAGATGGGGCAGACGACCATCCTCCCGGCTTCTTTGCCGGTCACCAGATCCGACAGCCTCACTCCTCCCTGAGGCTATCGGTCGCCGGCGTCGTCGCCCTCCCTCGGCGACGCCGGCATCTCCAGGACGCGACTCGTCGCGGCCACAGGGAAGCAGCCCTGAGACGACGACTGGAGCCCGTGCTCCCGCAACAGAGCCGGCTCCTGATGTCGGCAACGAACTCGAGAAATGAAGGACGGCCATGGCCCGCTTTGCCGGGAGCATCCGGCTGCATCCGAGGGAAAGAGGATCAAGCGATGAACACTGCCCCCGCCCGTCAGGGCACCGAGATGAACGCCCTCGCGCTCTTCCGCACCGGCCGCGACTATATCGAAATCTCAGCCATTCTCGGCATGTCGGTGCCGGCCGTGGAAACGGAGATCCACCGGCTGCGCAGCGCCGAGAAGGGCGACACCGCCCAGGAGCATTGTGCCGCCGGCAAGGTCCGGCGGTTTGCCGGGCGCCCCGTCCGGCCGGGCGCCCCGGTCAATTTCGCCGGCGCGCGGCGCAGGCTGCGGGTCTGAGTAGGCGAGCCGAAAGGGATGCGCATGGAAAAGGAAACGATGGACAAGGACATCATGGAGATCCTGAGCCCCGTGCTCGGGCCGGAGCTGGCGGCGGCGATCATCGAGCATCGCAGCCGCACGCTGAAGAAGCCGCTGACGGCCTACGCGGCGAGGATCCAGGTCAAGGAATATCTGAAGACCGGCAACCCCGTCGACGCCGCCGAGATGCAGATCCTGCGCGGCTGGCGGGCGATCAAATCCGACTGGTATTTCAATGAGAAGGCGAGGGAAGCGGGATCGGCCGATGCAAACACGGGCAGAAGGACATTGGTCGATGCCGCAAGAGATTTCCTCTCCGGTGACGATCATAGCGGGGATGCTTTCGGGCTTTCCGGCCTCCGCCGGCACTGATCCCGACATGCAGATCCGCGCCTATCTCGTCGCCATCGACGGCATTCCGGCCGAGGCGGTCTGGCGCGCCGCCAAGCTGTTCCTTTCGGGCAAGGTCAGGGACCATAACCGCGCCTTCGCCCCGAGTGCCGCGAGCTTTGCCGAAACGGCCCGCCAGCAGCAGGCGGTGATCGCCAGGGAAAGCCGGCCGCCGATCGAAATGCGCCCCGAACCGCCGCAGCCGAAGGTCGCGGCCTACAAGATGCAGCTGCTGAGACAGGCGGCGAACGGCAGCCTGAACGCCAGGCGGCAGCTCGCCCGGATGTTTCCCGACAACCCGGTCATCGCCAAGGCCGCACGAGACGCACAGGAGACAATGGGATGAGAGAGCTGTTCTGGACGGAAGACAAGATCGCCGAGGCGGAGAAATTCTGGCAGGCGGGGTTTTCGGCGCGCGAGATCGCCGAGCTGTTCGGCTCGAAGAAGAATACCGTCATCAACATGGCGCATCGCAACCGCGACAGGTTTCCCTCGCGGCAGGAGGCGCGCAGGCGGCCGCCCGATACGAGCGCCGTGCCGATCCGCCATCCCGACCGGGTGACGCGGGTGACGCTGTCGGGCGCGCATGTGACGATGCCGCGCGTGCCGACCATCGACGGGCCGGCGCCATGACCGCCGTCACCCCGCGCGAGCGCGAAATCATCGGCTGGATGGCGGCAGGCAAGACCGCCGCCGAGATCGGCGCCATCCTCGCCATCGCGCCGATCACCGTCAACACCCACATATCAAACGCCAAGGCGAAGCTCGGCGTCTTCACGGAGACCGCCCTGGTCGCCGCGGCGCTCAGAAACGGCATCATTCGATAGGAAGGACATCCCATGGGCGGCAAGGCCACCAAGGTGAAGATACAGCGGGTGAACAGGGGCGCCGGCCGGCCGCGCAAGGCAAATGTCGAGCGTTTCCCCTGCGGCAAGATCAAGCCCTTCGAAACCGAGAAGGACAATGTCAGCGTGGCGGTCGCCGCCCGCCGCCGCATCCACGGCTTCATCAGGACGGTTGATGACGAGACGGTCAGGAGCCCCTATGCCGGCTATACGCTCGGTCGCATGTTTCTCGACGGCGTCGTCACCGACGAACAGCGCCAGGCCGGCGACGACTATGCCGAGGCCATGGCCCGCTACCACAAGACGACGGGCATTCCGGCCCCGAGCCCGAGAGCGCAATCGCTCTTTGCCGTCAAGGGCCATGAAGGCGAGGTGAGCGAAAGCCTCGCCGAACGCGCCCGCAAGGCCAGCAACCGGATGATGGCGCTGCAGGCGATCCTGCTCGCCTGCGAGGACGGTCCGCAGGTGCGGAGCACCGTCTATAATGTCGCGGTGATGGACTACGAACATCTGCGCCACATGCCGCCGCAGCAATTGCTCTGGCTGCGCCGGGGGCTGATCGCGCTGCGGAAGTCGAAGAGCGCGTGAGGGTCTTCAACGCGCCGCGATGCCGCGCCACGGAGCTCACCCACCCTCCGTCGCCCGCGGGCCTGACCCGAGGACCCACGCCGGCCTCGTCGAGGGTGGCCGAGGATTCCAGGCTCAAGGCCTGGAATGACGGAGGATGGGGAGAGGTCGTCGGCAAGAGGCGCAGCGCCGCGTTGGCGAGAGCTGCAACGCCGCTGCTTTTGCCTCACCATCGCTGATTTGCCACAGCGCTCACCCCACTTTCCGTCGTCCTCGGGCTTGACCCGAGGACCCATGCCGGCCTCGTCGAGGGTGGCTATGGATTCCAGGCTCAAGGCCTGGAATGACGGAGGTTGGGGAGGGGCATCGGCAAGAGGCGCAGCGCCGCGTTGGCGAGAGGCGCAACGCCGCTGCTATTGCCTCACCATCGTTGGTTTTGCCACAGCGCTCACCCCACTCTCCGTCGTCCTCGGGCCTGACCCGAGGACCCATGCCGGCCTCGTCGAGGGTGGCCGTGGATTCCAGGCTCAAGGCCTGGAATGA